TATACCCTAACGGTATCAACCTGATCTTTTAAACTATCAACTACACCCTGAAGGGTATGTTTTCGTGCCTTGATGGTTGCAAGATTTGCAGTTATCATAATTCAGCTATTAGGTCTGTTTTATATCTCTTTACCGAGTACCCTTTATTCTTCAGCTTTGTTACTATTTTTGCTATGTCATTGGACTTGCTTAACTGATTCGCCTCAAATTGTATGCCTCTTGGTTTTATATCTACCGTTTCCAAATAATCATTAAGTATAACTGTATCGTGACCTTCTGTATCAATCTTTAGGTAGTCAATTTATTTAATTTTATGTTTGGTAAGTAAATTCTTGATTCGCTCAACTCTAACTAGACTCTTCTGTATATATTGATCCATTGCTCCTGCGCCAACCCTATTGGTAAGAAGTTTTTGTACTGTCGGGTGGGGTGCGTTGATCGAATTACAACCCCTTGCCCAATCAGGTAGTTTTAACTCTGCAATATCTTCTGGGAGCATATAAAATACATATACTTCTCCAACTCTGTTTGATACCGCTACATTCTCCTTTCTGCAATCAGGAAGCCTATCAAAGTAAGGCTTAACTGGTTCAATAAATAACCCATCAACCTGACCTGCTTTTGTTCTGAAATCGCTTGTACCTATCTCGACTATCATACCTATTGTTTAATTTTGCCCAATAAATCTTCTACTTTTTGCTCAACAAATATAACCGTATCGGTTTTGGTAGCTACAAAGTAAAGTATTAATATCAAAGTTAACTGCCAATCATATATTAACGATAATATTAAACAAAGTATTCCAGTTGAAATTCCTAGTTTATTCATTGGTTTGTAAGTGGTTGTCGTTTTCGTAACTCTGTGTGCATCTCACTTTTATGTGTTCCGTGGTACACTAAACTTTTTTCACAAACATACATAGGTATATTTTTTTTCCAAAAGGTTCTGCTCTGATATTCACCAACACCTGAACTTATATCTTGTATTTGGAATCTTTCTATCGAAATGTAGCCTTGTTTGAAATCTATACTTTCCAAAGTTTTTCTATTTGTAAAATATCCGCAGTCACAAAAGCTTACTCGAGTAACTGCTTCATCACCGATAGTAGTTTTTGTATGTTTAAATGGTGTCCAAATAGGCGGTCTGTTATCATTAAGTAAATTCATTACATACAAATCATCCTTTAGGTGCTGATATATTTTTTTTACTCTTTGACTATCAATAAAGCTAAAGTCATCAGGCAAAAACATAAAAAATTTCTCATCTGAATCCTTGCAGATTTCAAAAGCGTACTTCCAATTAAGATAAAACTCTTCTTTGCCTTTATGGTTCAATCTATGATACTCGCACCTTTGTACAAATGGCATCGGATCGTATTGACTACCATCGTCTATAACTATTATCTTCTCTGTTGAGAATTTATAGTTCAACTCATCCAATAATTGCTCCAACATATTTAGGCGATTGTAACTAAAAATTAAAATCATTATTTATAGCCAAACTAGTTGCAATTAAAGAAGCATCAGAAATGATACGCGAAGAATCTACGCCACTTCTTTGTTGTTCTATTGGCTCGTATATTATTGTGCATCGACAGTTAATTGTATTGCCTGGACTTGCTCCGAGTGAATTATCAGCAGGAAATAACATTGGTTCTCCATTTACATCAAAAATACCTTGTAGTTCATCAGCCTTTGTTCCATCCATTATCAGGTGATCAAACAATCCCTTAGCAAATGTTCTTGTTCGCCCATCTCTTGTAGAGCCATACTTTTTTTGCAGGTACACCGCTTGCAATCGCTCCCTCTAAACTTCCTAAGTTTGAGGCTCTGATAATTTCAGTCCTACCTATTAACTCGCCTCTCTTTCGACTAAATCCCCATTCCTTCGGTAACTCTCTCGAAAACTTAGCAACTCCATAGCCTTCAGACAAAGCAATGGCTACTTGCTTTTCTATTCTTTGCCTTGTTTTAGCAGAAACTCCTACTATCAAATTAGTATTGTTACCCTCCATCCATTTGTCGATAATCTCATCCCAAGTAGGTTTGGCTCTTTTCTGAACGCTTGCGATCATCTGATCGTATGTTTGTTGAGCAAAGACTGGTACAACTCTTTTGTACACCTTTCGGTATGCTTCAAACATAGGCTCATCCTTGACAATAAGTTCGGTAGGTAGATCGATTTTGTCAAACTGCTTGACTGCATCAAGGTATTGTTTTAATTGGGTTCGTAACGCCTTATAAAAAACATTCCTTGCATAGCTGATAAATACCTCCCTTTGGTTATCAATCTTTTTCCAAGCTAAGAACTTGAGATGTTCTCCTTTTTCATCTCGATCCTCATATTGTTGGGTACATATTGCTACTGCCTGCTCGGTCGGTTTACCTTCATCTGCTAAGAATGTTATACACCTATCGAGAAAGTCTCCTCGGCTTTCTCCTGATATTGGCTTTGGTATTGGCATACCATTACAGTTGCTGAAGTATTTGGTTTAATGTATCACTAAAAGTTGCAATCTCTTCAGGTGTCAACCAACCCATTATAAGAGCAGTAGTAAGTGCGATTGCTACTATGTTTCGTAAGGTAAAAGCTTCAAGTATTTCGGCTTTAGTTTCATTCCATTTGCCATTTAAGATCGCCTTGATAGCTTTGCCCAAGAATTGATTAGGCAACGGCAGAATATCCAACGCTCCATGAATGATTTCTCCTGCTTTGTTTTCTCCTGAGGCAGTTTTTTGTATGATACGTACAATTTTCCAGTCTTTTATTTTTGTCATTTTATCAACTCCGATATTGCATTAACCAACGTACTAGAGCCAAGGCCTAAACCAGTAGCCCATGCTAGTATCTTTTTTTTAAAATCTTTTAACTGATAAATCTCTGCCTCTGCCTTTTCTACCCTCTTAACAAGTCCTTGTTCTCCATATTCGCTACCTATTAAAGCTTTTTTTATTTCCAATACTTCTTTAGTAAGGATCTCAATTAATTGTTCCAATTTTTCAATATCGTGTTTTAAGGGTTTGATCTCATCCATAGTAATGCCAAATTACGTTTTGTTCCTTGCTTTTGTCAAGGTCTGCGTGAATAAAATTCTTGCCGATACCAATACGGCTGAAGCCACTAAGGATAAGTGCTTGTAATATTTGATACCTACTACTGCTATTATCAGCCTTTAAATCTATAGCAATTCCTTTTGTATGTGAACTACTACCATCTCTGCCTTCTTCTAGTTCCCAAATTTCACTTCTAAAGCCCGATAATGGTACAAAGGGTATCTTAGATATATGACGAGCGTTGTCAAGCTTAAACATAAAGTCTGCATCCATATCATTTATACTACAAGGTGGTGTGCATCTTTGAAACTCAATATCTGAAAAATACCTATACATCGTAGTCATCAGTTATTAGTTGTGCATCTTCATCAGAAAGTTCACTTGATCCATCAGGAACTAAATTCATAGGTATGTATCGGTTAGTATCTCCGATAGGCTCGTACCCCATTTCTACTCTTTTTTCATCAGCAGTTAACCACCAAGCCTTGTTTAACCATTCAACCTTATCCGAGTTATCTTGGTTGATTGCATCAATGGCGTTTATGTCAAACTCTAAATGGTACTCACATCCATATACCTCGTTAAATCTTGGAACAATACAACGGTTCATCTCTGCGTAATCTCTGATCAATGCAGGTATCACATTATCAAGGTACAATTGTTTTCTTGATTGCTCTTTGTTTGCATTGGTTTTGTTATCAGGATCGTTGAGTAATTCAGAAGGAAAGTTATATATGTTACAAATATCTCTTTGGCTCATCTTGCCTGCCTCTAGGATCTCTAAATCAACTGGAGGTAGTCCAAAAGCTTGAAAACCTAATTTTACTGAACTTACCAACCAAGATTTATAGTTATCAGGACCACCCATATCTCGAAGGTATGACTCTAATTGACTTCGCTGAACTGAAGTTAACTGATCGAAGTTATCACCTGCAGGATACACAAGACCTGAAGCACCCCCATTCATAAATGCCTTACTCAATGCTTGATCACCATCGTTGCCTAACCTTATGGATCTTCGTGCAGACTTGAGAGGGGACATACCATATAAGTGAGATCCGACCGCATCATAATCAGGATTCCAATACTTCCAGTGCATTACTGTTTCAGCAGGCAAAGGAGCATCAACCATTCCATACATATCAATGACATATCCTTTTATCAGAGTTTCGTAACTTGCATCTGCT